TCAAGAACTGCAACAAGTGTTTTGCGGCAGTTAATTGATGCAGGTACTCTTGCCAATCTTCCAGCAGGTTTTAAAGCGCGTGGTATGCGTATACGTGACCATGATGAACCTTTACAACCAGGGGAGTTTCGTGATGTTGATGTTACAGGACAATCAATAAAAGAATCATTATTACCTCTTCCATATAAAGAACCTTCGCAAGTTTTATTTGCGTTGTTAGGTTTTGCAGTTGATGCAGGTAAATCTTTTGCAGCAATTGCAGATATGAAAATGGGTGAAGGTAATGAACAAAACCCAGTTGGAACAACACTTGCATTAATTGAACGCGGAACAAAAGTGATGAGTGCAATACATAAAAGATTGCATTGCGCACAACGTATGGAATTTAACATTTTAGCACGTATATTTAAATTATATTTACCGCCAGAATATCCTTACCAAGTTATTGGTGGAAATCGTATGATTAAGCAAGCTGATTTTGATGATCGTGTAGATATACTTCCAGTATCGGATCCAAATATATTTTCAATGGCACAACGTGTTACATTGGCACAACAACAATTACAATTAGCGACAGCTGCTCCACAATTACATAATTTACGTGAAGCATATAGAAGAATGTATGCAGCAATGGGTGTTGATAATGTAGATGCTATATTAAAGCCAGACCCAGAGTTACCACAACCAACAAGTCCGGCAATTGAAAATTCATCTGCTATGCGTGGGCAACAACCTAAAGCGTTTCCTATGCAGGACCACATGGCGCATATGCAAGCACACGCTGAATTTATGTTTACAAGAATGGTTCAAATTAATCCGCAGTTATACGCTATGTTACAATCACATGTATCAGAGCATATTTCTTTAATGGCTAGTGAAAAAATACAACAAGAATTTCAACCGCAGTTTCAACAATTGCAACAGCAAATGCAGCAGGCACAACAAAATCCTCAAGCACAGCAGCAAATGCAACAACAAATGGATCAATTAACAAATCAAGCCGCTGCAAAACAAGCACAGATGGAAGCACAGATGACACAGCAATTAGCACAAGATGAGGAAGCACGTATGAAACGTGAAGCTCAAGATCCACTTGTAAGATTAAAACAACAAGAAATTGACTTGAAAGCTGCTGAGTTACAAGCTAATCTACAGAAGGATATGTTAACAGATGCAGAAAAAATGGATCTGGAACGTGACAAACTGGAGGCGCAAACAAGTATTGACTTAATGAAGGTATCGGCAGATGCAGATAAGCAACAAAATGCTGATGCTATGGGTATGTTAAAAGAGAATATTGTTTCATCGCGTGAGGCAATGAAACAGCAATCAGCCGAGAGAATTGCGAGGGAGAATGCCAAAACAAAAGCCAAAACCAATGGACGAGCAACTAGTAAAAATAAGTAGTGCTATGCAAAAGATTGAGCAGTTAGTCTATAATGAGACTAAGGATGATCCTAGTGATTTTATGCTTGTTTGTTCAGCAATGATGGCTGTAACACGCAATATGTACATACAATCACTTGGTGTTGAAGATACAGCTAAAATGTTTGGTGCTGTTGCAGATAGTATTACTTTTACAGAAGGTCTGTTGGATTCTGTAAGAGATCAACATAAGCCAACAATACATTAAGGAGATATAAAATGCCAAAAGTAGGAGGAGCTAACTTTCCATATACATCCAAAGGAGTGCGTGATGCACAGGCACATGCAAAAATTACTGGACAAAAAGTTCAGATGATGAAAAAAGGTGGTAAAGTTAAGAAGATGAAACGAGGCGGAGTTAAAAAAGGAAAATAGGAGGTACAAATGAAATTATTAAAAGACATTTGGGCACATCTTAAGGAGTGGAATGATTGGGGAATGCGTGACTGGATTAAAGCCGGTATCGTAGCCATCATAGTTCTTATAGTGCTTAAAGCAGTAATTCTACCAGGTGCATAATGGTCGCTTGGAATAGAGATGTAGGGTTTACTTATAAACCACAAAAGGCTAATGTAGCGCCTATTGTCCCTGGACAGGATGATAGGCGTTCAGCGTATATTCGTAATCAAGCTATTCAAAATGCCAATGAGGTACGCCAACGCCGTGCTACTGTGGAAAACCCAGATTGGGCGATGTCTCGTCCTGCGGAGTGGTATCAAAACAGAGAAAATCTTGCGTCTGTAAAAGATACATTAACCCAATTAAAAGGTAACCAAGATTTTTGGACTACAAATCAAGATGAATCTCGTAACATGTACCAAATGGTAATGAATAATATGGTAGGTGGTGGTGGGGCACGGATGCTTGACCTTCGTGGGCTACCCTCCGTTGTTCAACGTAATCCAAATAAATACCGTAGAGGAAGAACATTATTCCAAGACCCTTCAAAATCAGCAGGATTTTTAAATGATTTAAAGGTTATGTTAGGAGATTTAACATTTCAGGATAAAAGATGGCCGGAAGAAGAAAGAACATCTAATCCTGCAGCAGTACGAGCAACAGAATACAATCCTTTCCATGAAGAAGGATACGGAAGAGATTTTTATATAGATGAATTTGGTCAACCTTTGGGCGAAAAACTTAAAGGAATAATGAAAATGGCTTTGCCAGGTCCATTAAAATTTCTGCAAGGAAAAGAAAGAGAACCATTAACACCTGATAGAAGTTGGATTCCAGAAGGTTTAGGTGAATATGATGAAGTACCAATGATAGATTTTGATAACCAACCAATAATTGAAGATGAAATGACTGAAGATGAAATGACTGAAGATATTCCTTTAGAATCAGCAATTAGTTATGAAGATCCAGATTTAGTAAATAATCTTCTTTATGGAGAACCTGATATTGTTAACGATGCTGTTGGAGATGGTTATGATATTACAGAAGAAGAACCATTTGAACTTCAAGAAGCTAAATTTCCTATTGGTAATATTGGAACTGATGAATACAGTCCAAATATGGATTTAAATATTATGAATATACAAGACCCAGAGTTAAGACAAGCAGCTATGAATGCGGCAATAAGATTGACTCAAGTACATAAAGAAGGTGAAGGTGGAGACTATTATGGGGAATTAGAAGAGCTTTATCAAGATTATCTTGATGCTGTTGAAGCAGGGGCACAATAATGTACCCAGGAAATCACACTGAAAGCGACATGCTTTATGTACCACGCTACTTGAAAACGCGTCCAGGTGCACCACAAACACATTTAGCTTACATCACGGATGATGAAGCAGAAATGCTTCAACAATACAAACCAGGAACACCGCATGAAGGTGCTGCTGGAATTCCTAACTATGATACATGGAGTATTGATCCATCTGGTAATGTTACAGGTGGTAGCACTGCAGATGGTGGTGGAGCATGGTCTGGGGATGTAGGAGGAAATCAACCTGATCCAAATCAAGGAAATCAAAACAATGTAAATGCAGATATTTACAAACAAATGGCTGATACCATGAAACAGGCTGGTCAAATTGGTGGGGGTTTAAGTGGTGGTACTTATACTAAAGGACCAGTTGTATATCCTAAATCATGGTATACTCATGAAGGATGGGCGGAAGTACAGAAAAGAGGATGGTCTGATAAACTTAAACCTGCACATCAATTTGGTGGAAAATGGTCAGTTACACATGATGAAGCTGATAAATATGGACAATTTCAAACTTTACCCGAAGGTGTCATATATAGCAGTAATATAGGAGATCCTGAAACTGGATATGGTGGTTATAAAAAAACTTCATTATTTGATTATAATACTGGCACCGGTGGTGGCTTTAGTTGGAGACCAAGATATGGAGGATATGGTGGTAATAGATATATAAATCAAATACCATTACTACAAGCACAATTAAGTGCTCCATATTCAGAAGCAAGATATGGAACAGATCCAATGCAAAGATGGATGGTTGAATCACATTCACCAATGTACGCTGCACGTGGTGGAATAATGAGTTTAAGGAGGTAATATGTTAAACTTACTTTTGAAACCCTTATTAGGGGTAGCAGGACAAGCAGTTTCTGGCTTCGTGGAAACAAAAAAAGCGAAAGCCCAATTGAAATTGACAGAAGTTCAAGCGGCAACTAAACTTAAGCAAGACCAGATCGCCGGTAAAGTGGCATGGGAAGCATCAGCCGTAGACCAAATGAAAGGGTCGTGGAAGGATGAGCTAATTTTAATTTGCCTTTTAGGGCCTGCAGTTTTAGTATTTTTTCCAGGAATGACAGAACATGTTGAAAGAGGGTTTGTTGCACTTCAGCAACTCCCGGATTATTACAAGCATCTTTTATACATCGCCTGTTCAGCAAGTTTTGGAATTAAGGCTGGAAAAGGTGCAATGGGCTTGATTAAGAAAAAATGATCACACCAGAAAGATTAACATCGTGGAGAATATTTCCACGTTTATTAATTACACTTTATGGGTTTGCTTTTTATAGAACTACAGAATGGTTCATGGCGCTTCCTGACCCAACAAATGCACAATCTGCTTTTGTTTCAGTGATTGTAGGTGCTGGGGCTGCGTGGTTTGGACTATATGTAGGTGGAACAAGACAACCTAAACCAGAAAACAAAGAATAACTTGCTAAAAACTGAAATTTCATATATAATTCGCAGGAATGAATGATGAGACCGCTATTTACCTAATCTTAAAAAAGATTAGAGCGCGAAAAGAAGAGTTAAAAGAAATCATAGCAGCTGGATTACCTGGTTGGGATGAGTATAACAAAACCGTAGGTGAGTATAAAGCCTATGCAATAATGGAACAGGAAATACAAGACCTGCAGAAAGACGAAGATGGAGATACCTAAAAGAAAGTTTGCTTTAGAAGAAAAAGATTTAGCAATTGAAGCAGATGAAAATAATAAAGTAGCAGAAGATAAAGAAAATAGATTTCTTAAAAAATTACAAAAAGACGCTACTGATGATATAAAACATTTACCTAATGAAAAAGTAATAGAACGCTTACCAGATCCTACTGGGTGGAGAATATTAGTTCTTCCATATAAAGGGCAAGGTAAAACTAAAGGTGGTGTTATATTAGCAGATGAAACAATTGAAGAAAGAAGTTACACAACAGTTACAGGCTTGGTTTTAAAAGTTGGACCAGATGCTTATAGAGATAAAGAAAGATTTCCAAATGGACCTTGGTGTAAAAAGAATGATTGGATTATATTTGGTCGTTATGCCGGATCCAGATTTGGAATAGAAGGTGGTGAAGTGAGAATACTTAATGATGACGAGATAATTGCTGTGGTAAAAGACCCAGAGGATATCTTGCAATATAAATAAACAGGAGTAAAATATGCCTGCAGAAGAAGCCACTAAAATAGAGCCACAAGCAGAAGCTGATGCCAAAATGGTAGATTTACCAGATAGCGGACCAGCTGTTGATGTGGAGCTTCCTAAAAAAGCAGAAAAAACTATTAACCCTGATCCTGAAACGGAAGCAGTTACCACAGAAGTTAAAACTGACGAAACTGCATCTAGTGAGGAAATGGAAGATTACGGGAAAAAAGTACAATCCCGTATTGATAAATTAACAAAAAAATTACGTGAATCAGAAAGACGCGAACAAGCGGCAATTCAATATGCACAAGGTGTTCAAGGTGAAGCTGAACAAATTAGAAGTAAGGCTAGAACACTTGATGCTGGATATGTTGGAGAATTTGCTAGCCGTGTTGAAGCGGAAACAGTTGATGCTAAAAAAGCTTTAAAGACTGCTATTGAAGTTGGTGATGCGGATGCGCAAGCAGAAGCACAACAAAAATTAGCACGTCTTGCAATTGAAAATGAACGTGTAAAATCAACACAAGCACAGCGTGAAAGATTGAAAAAGGAAATGGCAGCACGTGGGGTTAATCCAAATCAACCACAAATGCCACAACAACCTCTTCAACAACCACAAATGCCACCTCCACCGCCAGATCCAAAGGCAGAGGACTGGGCTGAAAAGAATAAATGGTTTGGTGAAGATGAACCAATGACCTTGACATCTTTCTCAATTCATCGTAAACTAATGGAAGAAGGATTTGACCCGCAGTCCGATTCGTACTATAATGAAATAGACAAAAGGATGAAGGATACATTTCCTCATAAGTTTGAAGACAAAGTTTCGACTCCAGCACAAACTGTTGCCTCTGTAAATAGAGGAGGACAAGTTGGAGTACGCAAAGGTACTGTGAGACTCACACCATCACAAGTTGCCATCGCCAAAAAACTAGGTGTGCCACTAAGCGAATATGCGAAGTACGTGAAGGAGTAGGCATATGAATATTAAAAATATAAAAACAAATAAACTACCGTCACGCGAGTCTGAAACCCGAGTTAAAACCGAACGAAGGAAACCATGGG